TTTTTCCTTTTATGCTGTGGGGTGGTTGCCCACCCCGGGTTATTAGGCAACGACATCTTCTGCTTCGGAGATAGATTCGTCAACACGGATCGGATAACCATTAAAGGTCATAACCGGTTCGCCAAACAATTCTGTCTGACCATACACGAAAGATGCGTTTGTTTTAGCGTTAGCGCGCAATTGGATTGCCAATGCAACACTCTTTGGAACATAGATAACAGTTGATTTTTTGTTTTGCAAAGCGACAGGTAAGTCGTTCAAAACACGCATCAACAATGTTTCGTCAAAGGTTGTTGCGCCAACAGACGATACGTCAATGTTAGCAACACGGCGGAAAGCGCGTGGATCACGTGTTCCTAAGCCCAAGAACGCTTCAACTTTATACATTTCGGCATCAATATTTTTAGTGGCATCGTTTGGATCTTGTATGATTTGTCTGCCAATAACTTCAAAATTAATACCAGCACCTTTACGTTCTGGAACGATCGCATAAGCACCCGATAACAAATCCCAACCGACAACATAGATAGAAGTCAATTTAGATGCAGATACTGTTCCGCCTGCGGAAACAACACGATCGCCATCCAATGAACGAGTATGCCAAGCAATACCGTTGATAGAATCTGCACCATTTGCAGCAACACTATCATAGATAAAGTCAGCGTTCATTGATTGACCCCAACCCATCAATATGCCTTCCATATTGTCTTGACGAACTTCGTCAGGATTTTTAGCATAAACGAATTCCATTGTGTCAATCCAAGGCAAAGATTGATAATTCTTTAACCCAAATTCAACGTTATCGCGAGATGGGAAAGATCCACCAACACCTTGGTTCAGACGTTTTACTTCCGCTGATGGTAATCCTGTGCGGTAAGTTTCTTTATGTGTCAAGATATTATTTGCTTTCTTGACTGGTGCGTCCTTTAAGATATTTGACTGGGTCATCAGGACTTCGGCCGTCTTAATAGAGTTGCCATTAGCGTCCAGATTTTTAGCCATATCATAAATGGAACGACCACTTGTTTGAAAATTAGCCATTTTTTAGTCCTTATAGTTTTTTTGAAAAATCAAACATTGTCCGCCCATAAGAATCGGTTTTGGGTTCAGATGTTGTATTTGGCTGTGTGCCTTTAACAACTTTCGCACCTTCAAATTCCTTGGCGATTTTCAACATCAATCTATTCAGGGCAGGGCTTTTGTCAAATCCAAACTTTTCCATTTCCGCATAATCTGCTTCGCTGGAAAATTTTTTCATTGTATCAACAACCAACTTTTTATTCCCCTCGTAATCTTTGCCGAACTCGCTGTCAGTTTTCAAAGATTGTTCCCATTTTGCTTCCAATTCTTGGGTTTTCTTTGCTTGGTTTTCTTTGTTAATTTTAGTTGCTTCTGCCAATTTTTTCAAATAGGCATTAACTTCCGTTTTACCCTTGAATAGGTCTTTGTTCTCGTTGAACAATGATTCTTTTGCAGCATCATCCAAACCAAGTTCATCAGGCCACTCAATATCGCTAATAGTAAAACTATCCCCGGCCGGTGTCACAGGATCAACCCCGGCACCTTCTGTTCCGTTTACAGGCGTTGTGTCCGCTGGCTTTGTTGCCGGCGTTCCTTCGTCTGTGCCATTTGTGGTTGAATTTGTTTCAACCGTTGTGGCTGGATCAGTTGTTGCGGGTGTTGTTTCAACACCATTAGTCGTCACTGTTGTTTCCTCTGCCATTTAATACCTCCTTTAAGGTTTTGCTGTCAGATACAAGTTTCTTAAACTCATCAGGATAATTATACAATAAATTGTTCAATAGGTCAAGCCCCAGTTCGTGCGCTGTTTTTTCTGAACGATACGATATACCATCACCAAGATTTACGCCGCACTCGGCCAACAAATGTAAAATAAACAACCGGCCTGATCCTGTTTCTAAAATATTTTTTAATGCAACCCGGTATTGTCTTTCATCCATTATCTTTCCTTTTCTTTTAACGCCGCAATGCTATCATAAACTTCAACTGGAAATTTTACGTGATGTTTTTTCCACGCTTTAACCAATCTTTCCAGATCAGATGCACGCAAAAAACCTTTGTCTGCTTGTGCTTCATCACACCAACGATGTGCTGGCAACACTTCTTTGCCACCCTTACTGCGCGGAATTGGTGAGTGGTCGGCGGTTAGTTGTCGGCGAGAAAGAATCAATAAACCACATAAGTGACAACATAATTCTTTATCGTGCAGCAATGCCAACCATCTTTTATTCATTATACCATCCCTGCTATTGTTTCGCCGGCAGCGGCATAATTCTTTAACGCTTCCGACATTGATTTTTCTGCAACCGGCTCTTGCACAGCACGTTCTGCTGCTGCACGCGCTTCGGCTTCTGCCTGAATTTGTTTTTCAACATCTTCTGTTGGAACAATCAAACTTTGATCAATATCAAGTTTTTCAGCATAAGTATCAACAATCTTCATAACGTCTGGCTTACGCGCCGCATTTGGATTCATTGCGCCAACCACACTGACAAATTGTATCCAGCGTTCCAACAATACCAATTCAGACAACGACATAGATTGTGCCAACAACGAGTGAAAACTTACTGTCATAACTTTTCCACGCAAAGATGATGGCATATTGTCTGGCAGCCACCCTGCTTCTAAACCAATCTTAAATGCACGTTCACACAAAGCACTTAAAGCACGCATTGCGTTTTGAATCACACCAGCCAAAGCAATCAATTCTTCTTGTGAAATCTTTTTCACTTCTTCGGCTGTGCGCGTTTTTGGATTACTCATCAGGAACGAGAACAAGTTTTTGAAAGTCAAATATGCCAATCGTTCGTCAATTTCACGCGATTGATTTACACCTTCGCCTGTTGGGAAATTGGTTGTATATAACGGTGACACACCATCTTTGATGTTCGTATAAGTAATTTCATTTGATCCGGTTTTTAATCCACTTGCACGCAAAGCAGGGTCTGCTTTCAATGGTGGTGCAATGTTTTTCTTGCGCGCACGTGCTGTATCTTTTTCCGTTTCTTGTAATTCTTTTACATCACCAAGAATATCGTGACCAATACCTTGTGTATAGACGGACGTTGTTTTATCATACCAATGGAAAACAACAAACGGAAAATCATCCATACCTTTCATTTCCAAAACACAATCGTCATCACTTACGCCTTCAATCCAGACAACAGAAATAAACGGTTTATTAAATTCATTTTTGAACGCAGGCAAATAATCAGGATTTGGTTCAACCGCTTGAACACAATTGTATTCCGTAAAACCATTACCATTATCCAAATCTTGTTTCAAAGATTGTGGCAACGCATCATAACCAAACCATTGTTTTAATTGTTCGGCACTCATACAAAAAGGATGATATAAAACATTTTCATTGCCTTCAAAATCTTCTGCCAAATAATATTCACCGCAAGTCATTTTACCAAAATCCAAACCTGTCTTGTTGGATTTTTCTTCGGTTATAACACCAAGTCCATACAAACCGGCTTCATAGAATAACGATGTTAAAAACGAACTGATGCCATTTGCCTGAAATTTTTGCATAACGCATAACGATGATTTATACAACCAAGATTGTTCATCGGCCGTCATATTATCAACACGATAACCAAACCATCTTGAATCAGGCGGACACAATGTGGCAACCAAAGATGTTGCCAAATCACGCATATAGCGTTGTGGCTTTCCGTTCATATTGTCTTTTGGATAAGTATAACGCCGTCTATCTTTTGCGCTTTTTGGATCAGTTGAAAATACACCTGTTGATGGCGATAGGAATTTAGAAATATCTCGCCAATCTATTTCAAATTCAGACCGCTTTGTTTTCAAAAATGCCAAGCGGTTTTTGAAATAATCTATTTTACGGTTCATAATGTTCCCCTTGCATAAAATGGATTGTAATTTTCATCTTCTTCATCTGTGGTGCTTGTCGCTATTGTTGCAGGCGCAGTGGTTTTTGCAGCCGCAGAATCAATACCAAAATCAAATTTGCTGGTTCGCCCTGTGTCGCCACCTTGTTCCGCAGCCAATGCTTCCAAGCGTTTCTTTTCCGCCTTTTCATCGGCTTCTGCCTGTTTGGCTTCCGCATCCGCAATTGCTTGTTCTTGCTTTTTCTGCGCATCTTTTTGCATTTCATAAGAACGTTCGCCAGCGTATGTGCTGTATGCCAGTCCTAACCCTGCTATGATCGCTGAACCTACTGCCATTATAAATCCTTTTTGAATCCTGAATTGTTATACCCTAACCGAGAAAACACAGCGTTGAATTTGGATTCTTTGTATCCGCTGATGCTTTCACCGACTATTATTTGTTCTGCACCTTCCGACTTGGCGATTTGTTCTAAACGCTTCACCATCGGAATAAACTCTTTGCCACGATACTCTGGCTTACAGTATAATAATAACACATTGCAACGCTTTTTACAATCAAAATCTAGAACAGTCAACCAACCAATCACACCAATGCCATCTTTCCATATTTCCCAATCAATGTTTGGTGCCAACGAAAGTATGTATTCTTTCTGTTCCTTTGTCCAGTGCATATAATCATCACTGATTATATCAACCCAATTTTTGATAACCGCCACCGGCATTTTCATTATCGCCTCCTATTTCAGCAAAAGGTCCACCTAATTGAACAACCGCTCGCAAATCTTGTTCTTGTTTCACCGCGAGAGAAGGTGAAATTTTTTTTATTTCAATAATCTTTTGTGACGTATATTTTGTTTTTGTTATATCTGGCCTAACTCTAACAAAAAACTTTTTACCCGGCAATAAATCTGTTCTCCATGTATCATAATACCATCTACCATAATAATATAAAGTTTGTATATATGCCGGTGGGGACATATTGTCTTGAACCTGAACAATCATAAGTTGTTTTGCCATTAAAACCTCGATATAATAAAATCTGTTTTTACAAAAAATTCTGGTTTACCATAAGAATTTTGAGAACAAGCATTATAAGCGATTCCTTTATCTAAAATATCTGTTGACATCAATATACACGAATAACTTAAATTACTTATAACAATTAAAACTTTTATCATCCTAAAATCTCTCTTTTACCACCAAGCATTAAATCTATACTATTATCATAGTTATAATTTTGACGTTGAACATTAAAACTACGACCACGAACAGTTTTATATATTGTTCTCGTTGGAACAGTTATTGTGTTTATTTTTTGCGCCACAATAGCAGGACAAGGATTGCCAAAATTTTCTACTAAATTATTGCCTAGCCAATTACGCAAATCATTTATTTCACAGTAAACAAGAAAAACTTTTTGAAAAGTTGTATAAGTAATACTGCCGTGAACAGGAACAACATCATTTCTTCTTACTGACTGTTTTGGTAAATTATCTCTTTCGCTCCAAGAAACAACATTTGTTATCATATCAATCCTCCCTGTAATCAAGCGTATTATCTGTGGCAACCTCGTTTATACGCCCCATCATCAACAATGTTTCAATTGGTGATTCTGCATAACGGCGCATCACATACGCATAACGCATAGCATCCATCAAGTCATCATTGGTTCCAACTGGCGCACCATCGTCTTGATAGTGATACGTGGCTTTTTCTTCAAAGATGCCTTGTAAATTTCTAAACACAAAGAATTTTCCATCCAACATTGCTTGACGGATTTTTATTAAACCGGCTTCAACACGCACAGATTCATTTTCGTCTTTTGCACAATGTGGCGTGAATTTAATTCCAAAGCGTTCATAAACTTCTTTGTAAGTCCAACCTTCTGATTTTCTTTCGTCACCAATTGTGCTGATACCAGTATTACGCATAAAGTCGTGTGGAAACGCAACAGGCACATTGTTGCCGCGTGCCAAAATCTTTGATGCAATTTCAGAATCTGCCATACCGGTGCCTTTGAAACAATCATAAACATAAACTGTATCATCTGGCGCAACCGCAATCCAAACACAAGCAGCCGGGTGAATACCACGTCCAAAGTCCAAACCTGCGATTCGTTTCCAATTGCGTGGAATATCAAACGCATCAACCGCCAATCTGTCATCAGTGATTGGATATACCTGCCCCATACCTGCGCTGGGAACACCATACAAACGCGCTTCACGTTCTGCTGCGTTCAATCCAGAATACATTGATACCAAAGAATCAATACCTTCCTGTGAAATGTGTCCGACATCAAATACGGACATAATCACCAATCCCTTCTTTGGATCATCGCGCCGCCAGAAACTTTGCACCAATGGTGTCATACCGTTCAAAGGTGTGAACGCCATCATAAAATAACCATTAGTTCCAGCAATACGACCCATCAATTCACCATAAACTGTTTGTGGTGGTTCTTCATCGCAATACACCAAATCGGCTGTCAACGACTGCAAGTTTTCACGACCCTGCGAATACACACGAAAATAAATTGTGGTTATCAATCCATCAGTTGCGCGCACCTGAATACTGTCCAACAAACCACCGCCAACACCACGCGCTTTAACTGCGGAATCTTTTACAATCCAATCAGGCGCAATTGATCCGCTGGTATAACCATCGGTATCCATACCAACTAATTTTTTCTGAATAGAATCACGCAATGTTTTAGAATCGGTTGAACAAACAATAATCACACGGACTTTCTGTCCACTGGTTGCATCAATGTGTCCGGGAATACGCCAGCCCTGATGCCAATCAGGAAAGCATTGTGTCGCCTGCATAGCGACTTCAAATGTTCCACAGATGGTTTTTCCGGTCTGGTTTCCACCGCCAATAACTTTATTTTTGACGGTTATATTATGGAATTCTTTTTGCTTTGGGTAAGGTTCATAAGTTAAAAACCTACGCTTTGCTTCCAGAAGAAGTTGATCTTTGTTTTCCATTTTTCTTTCTAAACTCCAAAAGCATCTTGATTTCTTCGTTGGTCAAATCGCCAGTGTTAGTTTCTGGCTTTTGGTTTTTCAAGGATTCAATCATCGCATCTAATTGTTCAATGGCCTTCATACCAATCTTGCCACGTTCGCCAGCGATGCGAGCCAACTTTGAAAAATCAGCCAATTGATCTTTTGTTGCACATTTGGTTGGCTTCATTTCCCAATACACATCAACCAAGTCAAGCGCGATCT